CAGTCATTTACGTTATCGAGTAGGCCTTCTTTGTCAACAGCCATACGAGCTTGCTCTTCAGCAATAGCTGCTTGTTCTTTCTCCCACTGAGCCTGAGCACGCTTAGCCTTCTCTTCCGGAGAGTTACGCTTTTCTTCAGCTGCCTTTCGGTCAGCTTTGAGTTGCTCGCGCTTCTTATCACCAAAACTTGGATCTTCATTTCCAATTTCAGCAAGTCGAGCAGCGCGATCAATAAAGTCGCTCCATGATTCACGATTCTTGCGGTAGACATGGTCAATGTACTTTCCATCTACCGAAACGTGTAGCTCATCCCAAGGTTGGAACCCTTTTTCCTCATCAAACCAAGAGTGGTCTTGGAATTCAATTTTTGTACGACCATCTGGAGACGTATATGTCTGGTCTCCAATAGGGTTACCTTCGGCATCTTGACTGAAAAAGTTATGAGCTTCTAGGCCAGCTGCAATATCCTGACCAACTTCAGTAATAGGCTTAGAGCCGTCTTGACCGTAGTTGTCAATATTGTCACCAGCATTTTGATCAAAACCAGGATCATCTAGATAGGCTTCGTTCAGCAGATCTGAGCGCTTCCAATCATCGTTGATATTTTTTGCAAAGTTCTCTGCATCTGCTAATGCTTCTTCAAGAGTGGCAAACTTCTTGGTATCGTGGTAAGAAGCTTCTCGATTCTCATCGATTAGGTCGTTAGCGTGCTTCTCTACTTTCCAACTAACCTTGCGAGTTTCTTTGTTGTAGTCCTTAGAGATTTGGACATCACCGTACTGGTTTTCAAAGCTATAGCTATTGCCATCATCTTCGGTCTTAACTAGATTATCTGGCTTAAACCAGCTCTTCTGCTTTAGAAGTTTCTCTAGTCCGTCGGCAACATCGCCTTCTTCTAGATCCCTGTAAGTAGCCTTATAAGAGCCAATAGGTTGTCCATCGTAGTAAGCGCTGATACCTGATAGGTCTGTAGCACCGTAGCCCATGTCTGGCTCACCATCTGGTTCCCAAGTTAGCTTGAGCCTGCCATCTGGCGACACGTATTCGTGCTCGCCTTCCTTAAAACCTTTCCAGTTTTGAGGGTCAGACAGGTGATCCCAGTCAATAGCCTTGTCAAACCAGTTACCGCCATCATGGTTGTCGCCAGCGTTCTGATCTAGGCCAGGCTCTTCCGGGGCAGATGGCTGGTTCTTGCCGTTTAGGGCGTCGTAGGTCATCGAGATCTTGTTAAGACCTGCCCAGTCTTGAGCAACACCTAGGATCTTGCCATCTTTATCAGAGATAGAGAACATCGGTGAGTTAGGGTCAATTGCTCCGGCTTCGCCGGTTCCTTCAGTCATGAAGTCTCCCTGAGGAAGAGCATCAACTGACTTTACAGTGTGGCCAGAAGCAGAAGTGAACGAGCCGTCTTCGTTTTTAGTCCAGCCTTCAGGGGCATCTTTTCGAGTAGCTAGAAGATCATCTAGAGAAATTGCCATGTCATTCTGAGCCTTGGTAGGGCTGGTGACATCATTAGTAGTCTTTAGACCCTTAGCGTTCTTAAGTGCTCGCTTAGAGAGAACTGCCTTAACCGATTCGGTCTTCGAGGCATCCATGGTGTAGATACCCTTAGGGATCTCGCCAGTACCATCAAACTCAACTTGAAAGTTGTTAGTGTTTGGCTCAGCGCCAACGATGCGGCCGTTCTCCGAGAAGATGCTTCCATTACCACGCTTGAAGAATCCCTTTAGGCGTCCAAACTCTTCCGCGAACTGACCGTTGTGGTGGCGACGACGTACAGCTGCAAGAGCCTTCGCCATAGCAGAGCGAATAGCAAAACTCATTTTGAATGCTGCAGTAACTGGAAGGATGATGTCGCTAGGAACATATCCAGCAGCAGTAAGTGCAGAAAGTTTAGCAGCAGCGAAGTCAGCCTCTACGGTGCCAGGCTTGCTGATGTACGCATTGTAAACATCCATACGTGCTTGCTCTGAAGCAATACGAGGATCTGATGCTACCCAGAGGGCAGTTGCACGTGACATTGCAGAAGCAGTCATTGCTTCGTGGTTAGTGCGTGAAGGGTGTCCGATAGGAAGCAGGTCGGTGAAGGCCATAACACCAGACGCAATAATTCCCTCGTGAGCATAGTTAAGAACGTTGTCAACAGCATTAGCCGCAAACAGCATCCACTGGTCAGGGTCAGCTGCAAGGTTCTGCTTGATTGTCGCATCGATGATGCTCTGTACCGACTGAGCCGAAAGCTGGCGTGCAGAGGCTACAAGAGCATTCTTGCTATTGGCATACTCAGCGATTGCTAGGCGTGATAGGTACTCTGCATCTTGGACTGTGTAGTCCTGATCCGAGTAGTAGTTCTCAATAGTAGAGAAAAGGGAAGCAAACTCTGAGCTCACTGTAGGCCTTCCTGAGCAGGGCAAATATTCTTAAGAAATATATTAATAGAATTTTACCGTAATGTACGACAATTTATTTATTTGTTGCGAGTGGGTGTGTCTTCGGCAGTAGGTCATTATCCGCAGTGTATGACGCATCCGATGGAGTGCCGGTTTCTAGGAGCTCTAGGTGCGCTAAAACTCGTGCCATAGGGTTAGTTGCAGAGGCAGTAAGGGCCCTCGAATAGACCGAAGCGAGAACACTAGTACGTGCTTTACCACAGGAGCTTTTTTTCTTATTGTGAGCGCGAGCCATGCTAGCCAGTTCAGAAGCAACTTCTCGTGTTAGCTCTGCTGGAGTGATTGGAGCAGATGCAATTACTGGCGTCTTCTTATTAAAGATGTCGTCTAGATAAGACATTAGCGAAGTCCTAAAGTTGATTCAAGCTGCCACTGCCACTTTTGGTGCATGTCAATGCGCTCGGCTAGGAAGTTTGCAATACCCTGCTGATTACATCCGTTAGCAATGTTGAAGGCTTCGGTTGCACAGGCGAGTACAGCTTGGTTAGTACGAGCAATAGATTTAACCATTTCCATAGAATCGCCGAACTGACGTTCTTCGTTCTTCAAGCAGGTCATTTCTGAAAAGTCGGTGAGCATGTATGGAGCGTCATATCCGATCTTGCGGATGTTTTCTGCAATCGGGTCAATTGATCCGTCTGCGTCCCCGTAAATGTCTGAAAAGAAATCATGGAACTGACTAAAGGCGGGGCCTTTTACATTCCAGTGATATCCGTGAACAAGAAATTTAAAAGTCACGACATCAGAAAGTAGATGAGCTAGTTGCTTAGCTAAGGCTTCATTTTGTGGGTTCACGGTGTTGGGTTCTCCGGTTGAGTTAGGGCTGGGATAGGTTCTGGCTGGGCTGCTGGCTGTTCTGCAGGGGTAGGAGCAGCTTCTGGAGTTGCCTGAGTTGCTTCAGCAGGAGCAGCCGGACCACCTTCGAGGATGCTCTGAATCTCAGGGCTCATCGGGGCAGATGATGCAGCTTGCGATGCACGCTCAACGATTGACTTAATCTCTGGAGCAACTGCCTCAAGCATTGACTGGGTAAGTTCAGGGGTGATCATACCCTTGTCAATTACAAGACGTAGAGCAAGCTCTTCTGGACCTGGTGCATCTGCATCCGAGAATCCGTGTGCGCGACGCCAAGTGTTATAAGACACTGCCATCTTGTCAAATCCCATGTCTGCATCGGCAGCGCGGTCATTGCGAGTAGCAACTTGACTTGGGTCATACCAAATGCTTACACGAGCTACTTCATCTTTGTCGTAGCCATTAGCGATTAGGTATGGACGCAAGTACACAACAGTCAGTGCATCAGCAATCAATAGCATCAGAGGCTCGATGTGCGCCTTGTAGAGGGCCTCGTCAATCTGCATGGCGTTAGAGTACTTAACGTTCGCTAGACCCGTCACAACGTCCTTAGGGACGTCTAGACCCTGCATGATACGTTCTAGGACTCGGTCTGCACGCTGTACGAGTGACGCATCAAATGAGCGCTCGAACTTAAACTGCTTAATCTTGTCGCCAAGCTCTGCTGGACCACGAATGATGAGCGGAACTACGGCGCTGGCTGAGTCCTCGTCCTTGATCGGAGTGGTCATTGCATCAATCAGTTGGTCTTCAAAGTCGTCAGCGGCTTCTTCAGTATTGTACTGCTCGTTGAACTCGCCATTTTCATCGTATGGGTAGTCAGGATCTGGAGACGCTGCAACCGATAGACCATCAGGTAGGTACAATGCACCCGCATTGAGGCGAGAACGGGCCGTAGCGCGGAAAGTACGATTCAGTAGTAGCAATTCCGCACATAAATCTAAAAGACCGCGTAGCGAGCTGTCAGACTCCAAAGAGTAGCGAGGGTGTGCTTTCCATACGCGACCAATAAATGCATCGCTCGGTAGACGGATAGCGTTTTTACCTGCTTGACCTGAAGAAGAGCCACTTACATCGCGAATTGGGTTGATTAGGTAGTTACCCTTAGAGTCAACCTGAAGTTCGTCAACAGAACGGATATCCCAAGACTCTGGAAGTCCAGAACCTAGGCGCTCTGGGACTTGAACTAGGTAAC